CCTCCTGGCGTCAGTTCTACACCTATGCGCGCGTCATCCTGCCGAACGGGAAGCCGAAAAAGGTCAATTCTGAGTGGTTCCGTGTTCACGAAAACCGCGACAAAGTGGAGCTGATGAACTACCAATGGGGCGTCAGGATGCAGAAGCACTACTACGAGAAATGGAGGAAGTTTGATGAGGACAGCCAGAGAGCTGGAAGGCGTGACGTCTCTCGGGAGCAGGAAGACGATTTACAAGCAGGAGTATGATAGTTCGCTGCTGGAGCGATTTGTGAACAAGCATCCAGAGGCACCATACATGGTGCAGCTGAACTGCCCGGAGTTCACGAGCCTCTGCCCGAAGACGGGTCAGCCGGACTTCGCGAAAATCCTGATTTCTTACATCCCTGACAAGTACCTTGTAGAGAGCAAGTCATTGAAGCTCTATCTTTTCAGCTTCCGCAATACGGGTGACTTCCATGAGGACATCGTCAACACGATCAAGAATGACCTCGTGCGTCTGCTGAGTCCACGTTATCTGGAAGTCGTCGGCCTGTTCAATGCGCGCGGAGGCATCGGCATCTATCCGACGGCGTTCTACTGCAAGGATGACGCTTTTCAGGAGCTCGCGCATCAGCGGATGCTGGAAGCCTGCAAAGAGAAATGAACGTGCATCTTGCTCTGACAACGAAGAACCTGTCGACGTTAAGGAACCAGTTCAGGCAGATGAGCCAGCAGGCAAAGAGGGAGAGAGAGCAATGCAGATTCATCTTGCGTTGAAGCACTCGAACGTTTGGATGTTTCATGACGAGCTCAAGGAGCTAGGAGATAGGGCAATGCGGATTCACCTCACTGCACATGGATCGAATGCCGGCTTTAAAGATTACCTGAAAGAACAAGGCGTTCTGGACGAGGAAGGAAACATGAAACTACATATTGCAGGGCTTCGTCGGATTCCAGAGCTCTTTCCTGAGGTGGTAGAAGAAATGAAACTCCATTTGGCCGGCTGTAATGGCGGCCGACGTCGCATGCCGGTCGAAGCTATGATGAGCGACCCACGAATCAAAGACACCCTGCAAAAGCATCCTGACGTGCTGGAGGCCATCAAGAAAGACGAGGAAGCCATGCGAATCTATTTGTCGAGAGCGGGCACAGGCCTCTGGAAGCCGGTGCAGGAAGGAGCGGAAAACGGCGGGCCGTTGTCGCTCGCCGGCTGCGGCAAGTTCTACGTGCTGGAATCGTTCGCCTACATCAAGCCGAACGACGTCATCGTGCCACTGATTCCGTTCTTCAAAGGCTTCCTGCTGGACTCCGGCGCGTTTACGTTCATGGCGCAGACGAAAGGGTCTGTCGATTTCGACGAGTACCTGCGCCGCTACATCGCGTTCATCAAGAAACATGACATCCAGCACTTCTTCGAGCTCGACATCGATTCTGTCGTCGGCTATGAGAAGGTCAAGGAGTATCGGCGCATCCTCGAACGTGAGACAGGACGCCGCTGTATCCCTGTCTGGCATCGAGCGCGCGGCAAAGAAGATTTCCTGCGGATGTGTGATGAGTACGACTACGTCGCCATTGGCGGTATCGTGACGAAAGAGATAAAGCCATCCGAGCACCGATATTTTCCGTGGTTCATCCGCGAGGCGCACAAGCGCGGCGCACGGATCCACGGCCTCGGCTACACGAATCTTAGCGGCCTCAGCAAGTATCATTTTGACAGCGTCGACTCATCGAGCTGGACGTCCGGCAACCGTTTCGGTCATCTCTACAAATTCACAGGGCGTGGGCTACAGCAGATTCACAAGCCGCCAGGTACGCGGGTGAAAGCTCGCATCACGGCCATCAACAATTTTGTCGAATGGGTGAAGTTCTCCGAATGGGCGGAGACGCACCTTTGAAGAATAGGAGTGTAGAAAATGAAAGCACTAGTGTTATCCAGCGGCGGCGTCGATTCGACGACGTGTGTCTCTATCGCAGTCGCGAAGAACGGCAAGGAGAATGTTTCGACGGTCTCCATTTACTACGGGCAAAAGCACAAGAAGGAGATCGAGGCAGCACGCAAGGTCGCGGAGTTCTACGGCCTGAAGCATTACGAGTTCGACCTCTCGCAGATCATGGCCTATTCCGACTGTTCGCTTCTCGGCCATTCGACGCGGCAGGTCGTCCACAAGAGCTACGCGCAGCAGATTGCAGAGAACGGCGAGGGCAAGGTCGGCACCTACGTCCCGTATCGCAACGGCCTTATGCTTTCCGTCGTTGCGAGTCTCGCTATGAGCCTGTATGAAGACGAGGACGTCGAAATCTACATCGGCGCACACGCGGACGACGCGGCTGGCAACGCCTATGCCGATTGCAGCCAGCCGTTCATGGAAGCCATCGGCAAAGCTATCGAGGTCGGCACCTATGGCAAGGCGCATCTTGTTGCTCCATTTGTCGGCATCAACAAAGCAGGTGTCGTGAAGAAAGGGCTGGAGCTTGGCACGCCGTACCAGCTGACATGGAGCTGCTACGAAGGCGGTGAGAAGCCCTGTGGTACCTGCGGCACATGCATCGACCGTGCAGCCGCGTTCGCAGCGAACGGCGTCAAAGACCCTGCGCTGGAGGTGTGAGCATGTTTACAGTAACAAAGCGCATGGAAATCAGCGGCGCGCATCATCTGGCGCTGGACTACCCGAGCAAGTGCTCGAAGCTGCACGGGCACAACTGGGTCATTGAGGTCACGCTCCAGGCCGAGACGCTGGACAAGAACGGCATGGTCTACGACTTCGCGAAGACCAAGGAGTTTGTCGGCCAGCTCGACCACGCGTATCTCAACGACTACATGCCCGAGGGTAAGAACCCGACGGCCGAGAACATCGCGAAGCTCATCTGTGAGAAAATCCCGTACTGCGTCAAAGTCAGCGTGCAGGAGACGGAAGGGAACGTGGCGACCTATGAGCGATAAACTGCGCGTCACGGAGATTTTCGACAGCATCGAGGGTGAGGGCAAGCGCGCGGGCAAGCTCGCGACGTTCGTCCGGCTGACAGGATGCAACCTGCGCTGTTCCTACTGTGACACAGCCTATGCGTTCGACGGTGGCGAGGAAATGAGCCTTGATGACATCTATCATCGGATCCACTACCACAACGTCACGCTGACCGGCGGCGAGCCTTTGGCGCAGGACATCCACGACCTCTTGGACGCGCTGCGCGGCCGCGACGTCAACATCGAGACGAATGGCTCCATCAACATTCAGCCGTTCTTTCGTGACTGGCCGGACGTCTTCTTCACCATCGACTACAAGTGCGGTGGATCCGGCATGACGAAAGCGATGTGTCTGAGCAATTTCAGCAACATGCGCAAGAAGGACGTGCTGAAGTTCGTCGTCGGCAGCCGCGAAGACCTCGAGCAGGCGTTCGACGTCTTCCGTCAGTTCTACGGCAACCTGCGCAACCGTCAGATTTTCATCAGTCCCGTGTTCGGGCAGATTGATCCGCAGGACATCGTCGCGTTCATGAAAGAGAACAACCTTTGGAGCTGGCGCGTCCAGTTGCAGCTCCACAAGTTCATCTGGAACCCGCAGGAAAGGGGAGTGTAAGGAATGGAGACAGCAAACAGGAGCAAGGCAGAACAGGCCGTGCGTGACCTTCTGTCTGCTTTCCACATCAAGGAAAAGCCTGGCATGGAAGAAACGCCACAGCGCGTCGTCAAGATGCTAGAGGAAGTCTGGGCAGGTGAGCAGTACACGAACGAAGACCTTGCCAAGATGTATGGCAAGCAGTTCGAGGCTGACACGCACGACCTCGTCGTCGTCAAGGACATCGAGGCGTTCAGCTACTGCGAGCACCACCTCGCCTTGATTTACGATATGAAGGTCAGCGTCGGCTACCTGCCGGACGGTAAGGTCATCGGCCTGTCGAAGATCCCGCGCATCGTCGATATGTGCTGCAAGCGGCTCCAGCTGCAGGAACGCATTGGCACGGACATCGCCGACGTCCTCAGCCGCATCGTCGGGCCGAGCGTCGTCGTCCGCATCGAAGCCCGCCACTCCTGCTTGACGGCGCGCGGCATCAAGAAGCCATCGAGCAAGACGGTCACGCTGACAAAGCGCGGCGCGTTCGAGGTCGATGACGATCTTGTACGACAGTTTCTCTACCAACTCAAGGAATGAGGTGAGTGCATGGGACGTGCTAGGAATCCCCGTCGTGATGATGCCCTGCGGCTCTACCTCGAAAGCGAGGGCAAGAAACAGCCGAAGGACATCGCGGAGTTCCTGCGAGTCCCGGCGAGCCAAGTCCGCAAGTGGAAGAGCGAAGACGAGTGGGAAGCCGAGCTCGCAAAGCCTCCTGAAAAAAGGAACGTTCCGAAAAA